TTTAATTACTATAGCAGTTGCTAAAACTAGTGCAATTTGTTTGTTAGCATCTTCGCTGTACTTTATGGCTGTTGTCTTTATTTGATCAAAAATAGGTTGTTCAATACCTATTACAATATAAAAGTTTTCATCTTTGTCTTTTAGATCAGGTTCGTTATAAAAGACAACTTTATCATAAATAGCTCTTCTGGCATTTTCATCACTTGCCTTGAACTTAAAATAAGCTTTCTGGTTATCTTCACCTGTTGACCAGCTTTTACTGATTGTACAACCATGTCTATTTAGATTGAAATTTTTAATAGGCTTACCAACATTTTCTTTATTGAAGCTATTTGAAAATTGTAATAAAATTCTTTCTATTTCTTTAACAAGAGCAAGACCTGTGTCTCTAGTAAATGTTTCGTTGTGAACAACCTTGATTGGGCTGCTATAATTTGATCGCTTAAGAAGCTTGTCAATCCACTCATTGCTTTCAAGTTTACGAATAGCCTCTTCAGCATCAGACGCAATACTTGATGGCATACCATCCATCTCACCTTTAATTGTCTTAACAACAACGTCCATAACTTCTTGAACAGTTTGACCAGATCTACCGCCTGCATCAAACATAGAGTTGAGTTTGCCATTAGCTAAAAGATACATGATTACTTTAGAAACATCGCCTTCCATTGAGTTAAGCAATGTTGTAAAAGAGTCTATGTCAAGGAAGTCACCACGACTCTTAGCTGTGTTACCTCTAGGTTGTGCGCCATTAATAGATCCGTGTCCTTGCTTTGCATTAGGATCAACGATAAGTCCTGCTAAAGCTTCTGCCTGTGAAGCTCTAAGACTTAACTGTTCAACATCTGTAATCTTAATTCCAAAGCAGTCTGACATTAAAGCATTAAGTTTAACTGCTAATTCTCTCTCAACTCTAGAAAAAAGATTAGGATTACCAACCTTAAAGGTAGATTCATAAGCAAAGAAGTTTTTGGCCTCAAGCTTTTTAGAAATTGTTGCCCAATTGATGCTAGCACGAATATGACTAGTATCTTCTTCAGTTTCAGGCTTGCTTTCTTTTTTATCTTCTGAAGTTTCTTCTTTGTCACCTTCTTCTTCAAATAAGAAGCTTAAGCCTTTATTGTGAATTAACTCATCTTGTATGTCTTCAATAAGTAGACTTAGACCTTGTCGATAAATAAAAGACTCTGCAGCAGTCTCTGGTCCTTCTGCTTCTTTTGGCTCTTCTTTAACACCTAACACGTCTTTTGAAATGTCTAAGATAATCTTTCTTATTTGATCTTTACCTGACTTAACATCACTTTCTAAACCAATTTGTTGTGGGCCTTTTCTAAGATTCTTTCTAAGAGACCTATCTCCCATCTTGCTTCCAAAAAGTGAAGCTATAATTGGTGCAGCTAGAAGAGCTGTTCCTCCGGTTGCCAGAGTAGGCATTGCAATTGCGGCACCAACAAGTGCAGGCATAACAGCTAAACCGCTTAAAACTGATGCATCCATCGAGTCTTGTCTTGCCTGATAAGCAATCTGCGAAGCTTCTTGTTGTGCCATCTGTGTTCTTTGCTGAAACACCATTGCAGCAATGCTATTCATCATAGAATCTAATGTTACATCATATCTGTCTGTAAGCTCATTAATATCATCAGTGCCTTCAGACTTCTTAAACTTTTCTGTAAATAGACTTATAAGTTCATTTACTTCATTTGCATCTTCAGCAAAATCTTCAAGTTTAGGTTCTTCTACTTTAGTAACTTCTGGTTTTTTTACTTCGACTTTATGTACTTCCTTTAGATATAACTGAAATACTTCAACAATAAAGTCACCCATAACCTCTTTAACTTGCTCAAGAACTTTTGGATTTTTAGCAAAACTATCTTCGATTTTGCTCATAAGATGTTTCAAAACAAATTCTTCTTTTTTGCCTTTTAAGAATGAAAGAGAATTTTTAAACCAGTTTCCTATTCCTTTAGCGCTATCTTTGAAAACTTCAATTATATCTTTTATAAATACAGGAAGTTCGTTTACCATGATATATGCGCTTATAAAAGGAATCGCACACATTGTTGCAGCACCAATTGCTTTTGCAAGTTGAGCCAGAGCAACGACAGTTACAACACTTTCAACTAAACCTTCGTTAAGTTGTCCATCTATTATTTTACCTGCTCTTTGAAGACCTGTTTCATACTTTACTTTAAGTATTTTATCTAATTCTCGAACACCATTTTTACTAAAATCTTTAACTTTTTTTACTTCCTTACCAAACACTTCTTCTAATACATTTAACAAATAGTCAATAACTTCTTTGTTGGTAATGTTTTTAACTACATTTTGTTTAAGTTCTTTAAGATGATCAGTATTTATTTTTTTGTTTTCTAAAAGTTCTTTATACATTTTGAAATCTAAATTGTCATATGTAAGCCCCTTGAAGTCAACTTTATTAAAAAGACTTAAAATATGATTTATATTTTTTTCAAAATTCTTAAAGTCTGGTGCTTTTTTCTCTTGTGGCTCTTCAACTTCACTTTTTTCAAAACTGTAATCAGACTGTGTTATTAAATTTTCTAACTCAGACTGTGTATATGGTGTGCCTTTTTTAAGTGTAATAACTTTACCATCTTTAGATACTTCTTCAACAAGAAGACTTAGTCCTTGTGTATAAATAAAGCTTTCATCGGTCTGATTTTCTTCTTTAATCTTATAATCTTGATTAAATTTAATAGTTTTTTCTTGATTACTGCCTCTTTGACCAAGTCTACCTTCAACGTCCATAGTCTTGTCAGGCTGTGCATCAGATCTAAGAGTAATCTTGACTTTTGATCTAAGGTTGCCTTTAATCTCATGCTTGTCAAAAGTATCTTGCAAAGTATTTGCCTGTACTTGTGCTTTCTCAGTCTTTTCTTTCTCTTGTGCTTTCTCAGTCTTTTCTTTCTCTTGTGCACCATCAGCAGGAGGACTTTGAAATTCAGCAGTCTGTATTATTTGATTTAATGCGTCTGCACTTAAAGGTCTACTAGATTTAGCAGGATCAAATGATTCTAGATCAGCTAATACATCGCCACGGTCATCTACTATAGTAATGCTTAAATCTTGATCGTCTCTGGTAACTTTAACACTATCGGCGCCTGTAAGCTTGTTTTTGTCTTCTGGTTTGAGTTGAAGTTTTAATAAGTTTAGTTTAGCACTAAACGTTTTATTACCATCAAACTTATCTAGATGATCTGCCGTATTAAAAACAGTGCTGCCTTTTGTATACTTTTCTAAGTCTTTAATTTGTGCTGATATGAATTCGTACTTTTTTCTTTTTAAGAATGATATAAATTTATTTTTTGTTACACTCTTCGCTAACTCGGGTAAGTCTGGAAGATTGTCCTTTTCCTCTATTAAAAGTGACAAACCTTGATGATAAATAAAACTTTCTCGTTTTAACTCTTTTATATTGACATCACCAGATTTCGTGCTTATCTTTTTTAATTTAATAGTATTATCAGCCTTATATAGTTCAGTTTCTAATGTAAAAATCTTGTTGTCTTTTTTAAGATAAATTTTAACTGGAATCATAGCAGGTGTTTTAGGTTTATCTGGGTTTGACATGTTAGAAACAAAAAGATCTGCATTAAATAACGTGTCTACATCATTTATGTTGCCTTGAAGAGCTTTGCTTTTATCTTGTTGACTAGGTTCTTCTGGTGGCTCTCCGGATTGTTCTTCAGACTCTTCTCCTCCAAGAGCATCTCGTAAAGCTGCTCTAATATCTCCAGTAGAATGCCCTGCAGTTTGGAGAGCATTACTAACTTGATCTTGTGTAATGTCTAGGCTTTTCAATCTTTGTGTAAGATTTTCACCATCTACTTTTTGTAAAACATCATTTAATTCTTTAGGTGTAAGTTTTGCTATTACTTGATTTTTTTGATCAGCGCTAAGACTTTTAAGTTCTTTCGTTGCGTTAAGAGGACTTTCTGACTTAAGTGCTTGTGTTATTCTTTCTATAACATCTTCTTCCTTAGACTTTGCTAAACTCTCGAGTTCTTGCGTTTGTGCATCTGAAAGATTTGCTGCTTTAATGACTTCTTGCGATTTATCTAAGGCAAGGTCTAAAGTTTGAAATCCTTGTGAAAGATCAGTGTCTTCTAAACTCTTCAAAAAATCTGCTATTTCATCAACAGATAGTTCTCCTGTTACTTGCTTTTTTTGATCATTGTTAAGTTTATTAAGTGTTTTACTAATAGATTCTAGATTTCCAGACTTCATAAAGTTTCTAATTGGTTGCACATCTATTTGACTACTTTGTTCGCCTGACTTTGCTTGATTTCTTGGAGACGGCTTAACACTATTTAATTTTTCTTTAGCATCTTGTTCACTTAAATTACCATCAAAAATTTCCTTTATTGCATCAGCTAAAGGCTGATCAACTTCACCATAGAAATCTGTAGTATTTTTTTCTGTAACAAGCACCAATGAAAGATCTTTGTCTACGTCGTCTATGTCAATAATTTTGCCTGTTGCAAATCCTCTAAATTCTCCTGGGTCGAGTTTTATATAATATCCTAAGCCTTTCTTTGAATAAAATCTAACATATAAAGTATTTTCTTTTGTTTTAGTGAGATAATAGCTATTAAAGTCAGCTAAGCGAGTCCCATCATTTATATGATTTCTTGTTAGACTTTTATTTAAGTCTTCATCACTTTGAGCGTCGATAAAGTCTATAGTCATATTGCTTTTAATCTTTAGACTTTGATCAATCACGCTATTTAATAATGTTTTAGAATCGTCTGAGTTGTCGGAGATAAAGCCTTTATTTTTAATATAATAAAGTTTTGTATCACCGTCACTAATTACAGCAATATTACTTTTGTCTAGTTTATTTAATTTTTCAATAAATTCATCAACATCGCTGGCATAATTTGTCAAGCTATTAGCTTTATCACTAGCAGGACTTTCTAAAGGGCTTTCCAATTCAGCTGAGTCTATGATCCTTAGGTTTAGGTCTAAGACAGAGTGCTCGCCTGTGCCGCTAGCAGCATTTGTTTCAAAAAGTAATGAAGATAAACTTGATTCATGAATCATTTCTCCTTCAAACCTTAAAGAAGAACTTTCATTAGAAACACCTTGTGCTTTATCAGAAGGATCCAAATCTATTTTTTTAGAGTTAAAAAGTGTTAAGTATATATCACTTTGAAATTTATTAAGATATTTTTTTATAGGTAATACAAAAACAATTACTTGATCTTCTTTTTTACTATTCTTTATCTTAACTTTTTTATTTGTTCTTGGATCAACAATTGTAAAAAATGCGTGTCCTAAACGATCAAACATTTTTATGTCTCTATCTTGAGACTTTGTCTTGTCTTCTTTACCAACATTTAGAAAGTCAAATCTTACAGTCCCAATGTTCGTAAGAGTAGTATTTGTACCTTGAATTAAATTTGCAACTTGTGTATTTAATTTATTGTCTGACTTTTCAAGGCTCTTATATAACTTGTCATCAGCATTTTTTGCAATTGAATTTTTAATTTGAGTAAAACCTGCATCAGTACTTTCAGGACCACCTTGTTGTCCTGAGAGACTTGCAGCATTTTTCTGATATATTTCAAGCCTGCTTTTTAAGTTTGCTGTGGGTCTAAAAAGCATTGACGCAAAAGTTTGTAGCTCTATTTCAGGCAAAGCAAGAAAAGCTGCACTACTAATTCCTCTAATTTGGATGACTGGCGTATTATCCTTGCTTAAAGCTTTTCTTGCTTTAATCTGCTTTTTTCGAGTAGCTCTTCTAGCACCTTTTTTTGCTGCTCTTTTTTTAGCAGCATCGTTTTTATTTCTCTCAACAACTAACTCGTTGTTTTCGTGATCTTCAAACAATAACTCTGAAAGACTTTTGTTATAATTCATTCTTTCACCTTATATTTTTATCTACATCTAAATATCTATAGACTATTTTAATTTATTATCTACTAAAATAAACTCTATAAATATAGATTTTCAATATAAGATGATTTATTAAACTACCACAAATCAGGTCGATCAAATATCATGCAGTCCATATTTGCTTTCTTTTTTACTGCCTGCACGTCTAATCCAGCTGCCCTAAGTATTTCTAGGCCTTCGACGTTTCTATATTCATCAGCGTAAAATACGGACTCGATATTGCTATTCACAATAGCTCTTGCACAGTCAGGACAAGGTGACAAAGTCACATACATCTTTTTCTTTTTAGGATTATTATAGTCTAACTTCAAAAGTGCATTAATTTCAGCATGAATTAAACCACTACAACCAGGCTCTTCTGAAAGAGGTTTATTAGGTCCTCCCTTATAAGAACCATTATAACCAATAGAAAGAACCTGTGTGTTATCTTCTGTTACAACAATAGCACCAACCTGAAATGTAGGATGATGACTTCTTTGTGCAATTGTCTTAGCCATATCCATCCAAATACTATCCCATGAAGGTCTTGTCATATTTCTCCTTTGTTTAACTCGTTAATGCAGGATGAGCATAAAACGATCTTGGTTCATACATATCTTCTCCTCCTACAACAGGATCATGCCCAACAGCTAACTTAGAGAACGTATAATAAGCGTCTTCACTAGTCCTAGGACATACTGCAGGACAAACTTCAATTCTTGTTGCATAAGGCATCATCTCTTTTAACTCTCTAAACGGCTTAAGATTAGCACTTAACTGAATGGACGATACCACAATTGTAGCGCCTCTCTTAAAAACTTCCAACAACGTTTCTGCGACACCATCAATCATAAATGCTTCATCAACAGCAATAACATAATCTTTGTAGGACTCAATTTGTTGCTCATCAATAATGTGCATAATATCTGCTCCGCTACTTACACAATGAGCAACAACTTCAGCACCGCTATGCGAACAAATCTTTGACTCACTATATCTATCATCAAGACGCGGCTTAAATGCCAAAACACTTTTCTTTTGACGTGAAAACCTATCAACATCAGCAATTAGTCGTGATGTCTTTGAACCATACATAGGACCTGTGTAAATTGTAAACGTTGGAATCATCTCATCTCCTTATGGAGACATTATATGATTATATCTTACACATTATATTTTATTTTACATTTAAGGTGCAATATGTGCAGATCTAATATTTAAGGTCAATACAATGTCAGATGTTTGAATCTGCATAGCATTTGCGATATCTAAACTTAAAATTCTTAAGAATTCATAATCAGCCCATAACGTATTAGCTACATTTGATGATCTCATCGTAACATTAACATCAATTGTATTATTACGATACATTGTATGAATTAAAGAAATACAAGAATCATCTGCATAAACAAACCTTCTTGAGTCTAACTTCTGATTAGTCATCAAAACTCTTTCGATATTTGTAATGACCTTATCTCTAATACCTGCATAATACTCTTTTTCAGGTGGATATTCTAGGACATCCCAAGTAATTGGCCTTACTTTTTCTTTAGTAGAAAATACCAACTCACTAACAGAAACATCTGCAAGCTCGTTTTTACCACTTGCAAAGACAACATCACGAATCATATCAGCAGGACTAACACCTTGCATTGCACTTAGTCTTTGCTTAACAAGGTCTGAAATATCGTTAGTAGTAGTTTCGGAATCAATGTCTACAACAAGAATGTTTGGAAAGATACTTCTAAAATAGAACTTTGCAAGCTTTCTAAACTCTGCATTTATTTTAACTGCTGAGTCCGGTGTTTGCTTATCATCCCCTCGTGACTCAATGCGACTTCTAATGACACCATCATCAGGCAAAAGAATAACGTAAAGCGTATTAAAGCTTTTAATCTCTTTCCAAAAGTTTCTATACCACTTATTAGAATCATTACGACCATATAGATTAGCATAAACATACATGCTTAAGTTTGATCTATCCTGAATATTATAAGCGTAGTTTGTATCTTTATGTAGTGCTTCAAACAATGTTGTCTTACCGCTACAATCAGCACCTTCTAAAACGATATTGTCAATAATCATGTGCTTCCTTTTTTGTCTTATTATATTATATGATTCTTCTTTTTTACAACAAAAAACCCGAATTGACGCAAGCCAATCGGGTCTCTATATTATAACGTCTAAAACTTTTACTACATATCACTTAGTGCAGCATCAACAACAGCACCTGCGTCAGCTGGATCAACAGCACCATCAACAAGAGCCAAGTCAGCTGCAGGAGCCTCAGCATCAACAAGTGGTGCTTCAGCGTCAACTAAGCCAGAGTCTGCAAGTGGTAGCTCCATGTCGAGAGGAGGTAAGATACCGTCTGCAACAGGTAGATCTCCATCAAGAACTTCGCCGTCACTAGCACCGCCATCCTCTAGTGGAGCCTCAACGTCGAGAAGTCTTGCGTCACCACCTCTGCGAACAACCTCACCATCATCGTCTTCGCAGCCAAAAGCAAAAGCAAGAATCATAACAAGAAATAGATTTTTCATAATTTCCTCCAATCCGGATTATTATATTATTATGTTTTCTATATTACATATAATAAATGTTATATTTGAAAATAAATATATAGTAGTGAGGTAAATATGTTAAATGTTGAAAAAGACATATTGTTCTTAGAACAATTTATTAATGAAGAAAAAGAGCAAGTAAATGAAGTAATTGGAACTGCAGCAGTTGTAAAAGGGATTGCTTCTGTTTTGTCAATTCCAGTTATTCTTCAAATTATGGCTACTGCTCTACAAAAGATAAACACAACCAAACTTAAGTTTTATTTTCCTGAAGAAGAATTAGATGAAATAAAACTTAAGTCTTTGTTATATCCTCGAGGTCCTGAGTCCGCTGTAGGGGACGAAGATATTAAATACTCACCTAAAAGTGTCAAAGTAATAATTGAGTTTATCAACAAATACGGAATGAAAAGCGCAAATGCCTTAAATCAATATAATAATAATGAAAAACTAGAGTTTGCAAAAAGAAATGCTGGAGATCAGACTAAGAAGAATATACGTGGTGCTTTAAGCGCAAATGATCCTCTATATCAAATTTCTCTTATTCTTAATTCTATTCAACAAAACATGCAAACAATAATTGACGAGATATTTGAAACAGTTTCAGCTGGTATTGTTGAATCTATTAATTTACACCCAGCAATTAATCTCAGTATACAAGACAATAAATACTATTCTAAAGTTGTTACAAAACTATCGAAAGTTCTTTTGTTTGTAGTGGTAGGCGCTTCAATATTTCAGACTACCGACTCAGAAGGTGCAAAGAACATTGCTGAGAAAGGTGTAGGCATTTTTAAGAAATTTAAGAACGGTAAAAAGTTTTATGAGTTTCTTAAAGACTTAGAAGTATTTATACTAGAAGTATCTGCTTTTGTCGGTGATGCACCAGCAGCAGCACAACTTGCAACTGTTGTAGAAGTTAACTACGCTTTGCGTGCGATTCAAGCAATTAAACAAAAAATAACTGAAAAGTTTGGCGACTTTAATCTACTTGAATTTTTAGTTGAACTTGAAAGAAAAATAGCAGACTACTTCAAAGAAGGAAACGTAAAATCACCTTCATTTCAAGATAAACTTAGCGCTGAAGAAGAATTTTCCGATGCAGAAGCAAGACAAGCTTCATTGTCAGGTGAAGACTATTATGGCAGCCCTGTTAAATATGAAAACTTTTTACGTCAATATATTAAAATGCTTCTAAGCTAAGAAAGATAAATAATGAGCAGACTATTATTAGAAACATACATAAAGGCAATCCTAAAAGAAGACAGATTTGACCCTCATACAAAAAAATGTGTTCTTGTTCTAGGCCCTGCTGGTGTTGGAAAGTCTTCCACAATAGAAAGCATTACAGCAGGTAATAGTCTTAAATACTTAAACTCCGATCAGTTTCTAGAAATCTTTATTGACAGAGAGCTTGCAAAAATCAACAAAGGTAAACCTAAGTCTAGACAGCTTAATAGAGCATCTTATATGGACAGCTTTGATGCTAAGGTTCAAGAGTTTAGAAAAAAAGCAAGCGAGTTAAATGATAAAAGACTTACAAAGTTTACAGGAACAATGTTTGTTGATGATGATAAAGAGCTAAAAGAAAAAGATCCTGAGCTTTATAATGCGCTCGAATCTTATAAAAGCATTGATAATAACTTAGGCATTGTAATTGAAGGAACAGCTTCAAGTCCAGGCAGTGCTGAATGGTTTCATAATAGCTTTGTCAAACCTCTTAAATCTAGAGGCTACCAAGTATTTATTGTTGGAGTTTATGCTCCACTTTATGTTTGTATGAAAAGAAATAAGTTTAGAGGTCAAAGTGGTGGTAGAGAACTTACTTCTTCACATATGAGTAGTGTTTTTTACGGATTTATCAACGAATATTCTAAACTTATTAAGAACGCTAAAAACGATATTTGGGGTTCTTTGACTGTTCTTAACATTAATGACGATGATTTTGATAGCGAATCAAAAGAACAACTTATTAGCTATGTCAATATGATTAATCATCCTAATACTATCAAAATAAAGCAACAACGTCATGCTGATAGGATGTCTAGCGAAATTATAGACTCTTTTGAAGACAAAAAAGAAATGTCAGACGAAGAAAGAGCTCAAACACTTGAAATGGAAAACTTAGCAATAGAACTTAACCTATTAAAAAAAGCTGAAGAATCATCTGCAGCTGAAAAATACATTATTCAACATAGCAAAGATCCTAAAGCTATTAATAGCTATATGAGCGCTTTCTTAAGTAACTCCTCTCCACCTGCCTAATTAGTCTTTAGTTTCTTTTACCATCATATTACCACACACAAATATAAAACTTCCTGTTAGGAATAAATCCACATAATCAATCTGTTTTATATCGTATCCTAACATAAAAAATAAAAAGCTAATAATGATACATAATAAGCCTATTAGCTTAAAGCTGTTACCTGCTGCTACATAATATTCGTGATCTCTATTCATAACTTACTCAAATGCGTTAATAAGCTTCATCTTGCGAAGCGATGTTGACATACCCCAACTTGCGTCATTGTGGACTTCTGATAACCAAAGTGTGTAGTTAATATCGTCTTCAAGCGTTCCCCAAACACGAACCCAACCTGTATTACTTTCATTATCAGTTACCTTTAGACGCAAGAAATCTTTACCATTCTTTGTCTTTTTCTTAATCGTTTCTAAGATACAAAACCAACCAATACCTTTCTCACCCGATGGAATCTTAAAGACAGAACCTACATTCTTTTGTTCAACCTTATCTACGAAGCTTTGTGGAAAGAGAAGATCAATAGAAGCGTCATTAGAAAGATCCATATAGTTTTGAATCTTTTCTGTACGATTCCAATCACTAACTGTCTTTACAACTTTCATAATATCGTTAACTACTGGAACTAGCTCTTCACCATTCTTAAGAGCACGCTTTTGCTGCGTTTTTGTTACACCATAACGTCCTTTTCGCAACCTATCATAGTTACTAATAATCATTTCAAAAAGCTGGCGGTGATTATCTAAGATACCTTCTTTGATCTCTTTAAGCGAAGAGAACGCCTCCATTTTACATAAGGTAGTAAATGCTGTCTTGTTAAGCTTTGAATGACGCCACGAGCCATCTTCTGTAAAGAAAAGATCATCAAGTTCTTGATAAGGACGATTTTCAAAGATTTCATCAACAGCTTTATCACCTACACCTTTCAAAGATGTTAGAGGCGGAACAAATGCCTGGAGTTCATCCGAATATTGCCAATTTGCACCAGAGTGATTAATATCTGCAGGAGCGATTTCATAGCCAAACGATTTGATTTCGCTAATAGCTTTGGACATTGCAGCTGGATTACCGTTTTCGGACTGAAGGATTGTTGCTAACCAATCAGTTTCGTGATGTGTATGAAGCCATGCTGCGTAATAAGAGTCAATAGCATAAGCAACTGCGTGACTTTTATTGAAGCCGTAAACACTAAAAAATTCAATCTCTGACCAAAGCTTTGATGAAACTTCTTCAGGAACACCATTTAGTTCTTTAGCACCTTTGATAAACTTATCACGTGCAATAGCTTTTTCGGAACCCTTCGAATGAAGCGTATCAAGTGACTTTTTAACAAGTGTCTTACGAAGCTTATCAGATTCGCCTGGATCAAATCCAGCTAGCTTCTGTGCCAAAAGCATGAACTGCTCTTGGAATGTTACGAATCCGAATGTTGGTCCTAAGATTTCTTCAATAATAGGATGATCATATTTGATGTTATCTGCATCACGCTTTGCCTTAACATACTTTCTATGAACATTAGCCTTGAGTGGTCCAGGTCGATAAATAGCTGTTAGTGCCGCTAACTCTTCAATGCTGTCAGGTTGTGCTTCTAGTGCGAACTTTCTAGCACCACTTGCTGTGAACTGGAATACGCCACAGAATCTTCCGTTATGATAAACATGTTCCCAAACTTTAGGATCATCCTGCTTAACAAACCTACAGTTAAGATGCTTATCAAAGAAAGCTTTTGCATCAAGGAATGTAGGATTAGGATTGCCTTGTTTCTTAAGGATACGATAGATACAGTTTTCTACATCTTTTAGCAGGGTCAAGCCAAGAAAGTCAAACTTAAGAAAGCCATTGTCTTCTAGGTTTCGGAAGTTCATACCTTCTGTCCAAGGGGTTTGTAGATCACCTCTTACACCGATGATTGGCATTGACTCCTGTAGGTCTTTTGGGTCAGCAACAATAACACCTCCTGCGTGACGTCCAACAGAACGGTTTTGCATAAACAAGGTTGCTACATGCTCGCCAACCTCCGGATACTTTTCCATAAACTCCTGATATGTAGGAGAATACTTCATGCAGTCTTCATGCTTAAGAACAAAGACAGACTTTTCTTGATTTTCATCACGAGCAAGTGCCATTACTTCTTCTTGCAGCGGTCCTGTTAGTTTATTTACCTCATCAAAAGGAACACCATGGAACTTAGAGATATCTTTGATAAGTGACTTAAGTTTAAGAGTATTAAAGTTAGATACAGGAATAACAGCATCATCACCATAAAGTTCACGTGCTGCATTGATTAGTTCATCACGGTCACCTGCATCTGTATCAATATCAGGCCAAGAAACACGGTGACGACCTAGGAAACGAGACCATAGAAGATTATAAGGAATAGGATCAAGCTGTGTAATACCAAGTAGATAGTTTACAAGAGATCCACCTCCACTACCACGAGCAGGGCCAAATAGAGTCTTAGTTTCAGCCTTCTTGAAGATTTCATACATCGTAATAAAGTATGATTCGTGTCCTAGAAACTTAATATCAGATAACTCTTCTTTAGCACGATCAACGTATTCTTTGTTATCTGCTAAACCTTCTCGAACTAGTGCTTCTTTAACAAGATCTGATAGATGCTTAAATGGCGTTTTGCCAGGAACACTAATCTTCGGAAGCTTTGCTTCGCTATCTACCCATGTATCTTCACATTCATTCCAAACGATATCATGAGTTCTTTCAATAGCACCTTTAACTAGTTCTTCATTGCCTTTATAGAAATCGTGGTTACTGTAACCGTCCTTAAACTCATCCCACATTTGAGATGCATTCTTAGGAAACAGCTCACACTGCAACTCTTCATACTGCGGAAGAGTCATGCCATCACGTTTACCAAGCCAACCAAGCTTTTTATACAGCTCACGTGCTTGCCATTTGTCTTGTGTAGGATAATGAGAATCAGCTGTTGCAATAATCGGGATGTTTGTTAGCTTATGATGTTCAATAAGATAATCATTAACAACATGTTGCTTATCGATTTTATTGAACTGTAGTTCTAGATTAAAGTTATCACCAACGCAGTCAAGGAAACGATCAGAAAGCTTTGTAAGCTCTGCTTGGATTTCAGCACGTGATTGACCATGTGCTACACCACGAAGAATACGATTTGCAAAAACACCGCCTAAACATGCAGTTGATACATGCAAACCTTCACCATGCTCTTTAAGCATTTGAAAGTCAATGCGAGGATATCGATAGAAGCCGTATTTATATGACTTCTTAACAAGAGTAAATAGATTTGCTAGACCTTTAGCATTCTTTGCAATAGCAACAAGGTGATATCGTCGTTTCCATTCATCTTTTAAGATGTCAATGCTTTTGGTTTCATCTTCATCCTCAACAACGTGACCGCCTGCCTCATCATCGGCATCAATATCAATCTTTTCTTTTGCCTTCTTTTCAGCAGCAGCTGATGACTTTGCATCTTTAATAGCTTGCTTATGTGCAGCATAATCTTCAGTCCATTGCTGCAGTGAAGGAACGAAATAAAACTCAACACCATAAAGCTGGCGATAGTTTTTACCTTGCTTTTGAAGTTTAGCTGCATGCGAATGTGCATGAGCAAGGCCATTACCATTACCATGATCAGTAAGTGCCCATGCATCCATACCTTGTGACTCAGAAGTAATGAAGTCAATGTGATCGGCAGGATAACCTAGACCATCAAAGGTTGAGAAATGTGAGTGAGCATGGAGCCCGACGAATCTTGTTGGAGGCTTAATTAAATCAATTGACAATTTATCACCTTTCTATGTTTTTTATATTATATACACATTATTTCTTTATTACAACTATGAAAGTCTAACTATTCATCAACAATGACAGCAACGTGTTCATCTTTACATAGTATAAGATCGTTTTTATCGCAAAGAACTCTAAGTTTTCTTGAAGGGTTAAAGCCAGGAGACCTATCAATAACTTCTATGACTAAACCTATTTTATTTTGATCATTCCCAAGTGGGCCAAATATCTTTACTAGGTCACCTGGTTTTGAATAAGCACCATGGATAAAATTCATAGAAAAGTTACGTAGTCTGAAGGTTCTTTTACTACTTCACCATGTGACCAGTAGATTGTCAATATTTTTCTTTCTTTACCTAGAAGATCTTTGTGAATGGAGTTTTCTATTTTCATGATTATACCTACAATGTTGTTTGTTAGCTCATAAGTGCTAAGAGGATATTTTGGTTGGACTAAATCATATTTCTTCATTGACACTTAAGTCTTTAATTAAATTATCAAAACTTTTTTGGCAAAGTGTATTTTCTTTCGTGCTTAATACAATATCGACTTTGTTTTCAACATATTCTAGATTTTTCAATAAGTTTTCGCAATCTTTCTTTTCCCATGATGCTGGGAGAAGATCTTCATCTAAAAGTGCTGCTCTAAAATATTCTTTTGAATGAATAAGAGCAGCTTTAATAACGCCGAAGTCTTCGCGGTGAAAAAATACTTTTTTAAGTTTTGACATTGTTATATGTTTCCAATTGATGTTTTAAGTGAAGTGAAAGTTTCTGTAAAGCTTTTATGTCTTCTTTATCTTTTAGACTAAAGAACATTGTAATGAGATTTGCTTCTGGATAGTTATGATCCCACATTTCAAATTCAATGCCATAAGATTTTATTTCAAGTGAAAATGTTTTACAACCTTCAGATTTAATTTCAATATTTGAACTCATATATGTTTTAATATTAAGTGAGAGGTAGATTATAATGTTCTGTATATATTTGACTCTGAACTTCTTTAAGTTTTTGAATTGTAATAAGTTGATTAAATAGCTCAGTATAATTGGTTTTATTAGCAATGGGAGCAATATAACATCTACGTTGCCAGATAGATTTCATTTTTTTAATTGCTTTTTTCTTTCTTAGTCTTTTATTTCCTTTTTCTTTTTTCATGTAAGATAAAAGAAAGTTTTTTCTAAATTCTTTCCATGTCAAAACACTTGATAAAGTTTCATAGTGTTTCTCAGATAAGAAAAAATCTTTTTGACGTGACATTAATTGTTGTAGAATATTTGATTTATATTTATTTGTTATTGTTATCATTTAATTTAATTTTCATCAACAAAATTTCTATTTCATTGGCAATATCATATACTTTTACTAGTTCATCTGGAATTTCTCCGGCAAGTAAAGTCTCAGCGTCTTTTAAGTCATTTACTAAATCCCAACAAAGATGACAAAAACTCTTATTTATTTCTTTAACTACTTTGTTTTCGGCTTTTAGTACCTCTAGCTCACTTAAATCTTTCTCATGTTCTGTTTTATTATTGCTATTAGCAAAATATTTTTCTACATTTGAAGACACTTCTTGATCTGACATTTCTTTTATTTCTTCACATAACTTTTGTTCGAAAAGATCATCTGTTTCTAGAGGAGAATAATAAAGACCAAGATTACACTTTTCAATAATGTCTTTTACTTCTTCTAAAGTCCAAATAATTTTTGTATATAACATTCCTCTCTGTGAGCTAGTTATAACAAATTTATAAATTAGACTAGGCGCATCCATTACTAGACCTGGAGGGGCTTTAAAATCTTTTTGAAAGTTTTTTTCCCAAGACTTTACAGCACTTATAATCTTGCCTAAACTTTGACTTTTTTCTAATATTCTGTCCAGTCCCCACGGATCTGTTTCAGCTAATTCTATCTGCCAAGTGTTTTCTTTGTTTCTTAGAAATTTTTTTATTTCTTTCACGTTGTTCATAACCTAAATCCACTTGTTACAATCTGTACAACCATATCTTGTAGGAAAGCCTGGCCTTCTATCTTCAATTGTATTTTGATGAGCACATTTAGCTTTTGAAGTCTGTGTAGTATATGAATATTGCATATCTTCAGGGCTAGAGAAGTCTTGCAGTCCTTCCTTGTAACCTTTTACAAAAGATTGATATAGACTTTCTTTTACATCTTTTTCTGATAGATCAGACAGTTCTACAGTTCTATAATTGTCATGTAACCAAGTTTCAAACATAATAGGAATACTAACATCGTGATACTCTGTATTTAAGCCTCGATGATAACCTGCATTATAAGAATTGACTTCGTAATTAGACCACATTTTATAAAAAATACTTTCTTTTGAATAATTTGTAGATTGATATTTAATTTTCTTCAACAACTTTTTTAAGAATAGAGAAACTGTGTCTTTCTCTAGAACCATCAAACCACCAGACATAGTGCCAGTTTGGGGTAATTTTTGTAATTATTCCAATATAACTTTCATTAAAACCAATATGACTTACTAGATCACCTTCTTTAAGACTTTGATTGGAAATAGATTTGTCATAATAGAATATTGACAATTTATCACCTTTCTATGTTTTTTATATTATATACACATTATTTCATATTTACAATATAGAGAATTATATAGGCTGAAACATGAATAGAAAAGAATTTACTAATCTTCTTCTCGAATGGCGAGAAAACTTTATTATTGAAAGAGGCTTGCCTCATGAAAAACTTGGAAAATTTGAAGGTATAATAAAATTTTCGGAGCTTGTAAGGAAAAACCCGAGTATCATACCTATTGAGTTTGTTACGTTTAAGTTCAATCAAGAGAAAAAGCCTTTTTATCAAGATATTATAGCAAAGTATAGCTCTGAAGGGAGCAACAGAGAAGCTGTTTTAGATAACACAGAACAAAATAGACAAGCCATAGCAAAAGATTTAGAGGACGCAAATCTCATTGACAAAGTAAAGTCTAATCAAATATTAAATTCTTCAGACGCTGATATTGTTATAATACCTGAAGAAGGTGATATTTCTTCAGAAATAAATAAAGATTCAATGGGTAATACAATTTGGTCAATACATGATTTGTGGCACGCTTATTTACAAGATGTCATTAAATATAATTTTAAATCAAAACATGACCATAATGATTATTACTTGTTTTTAGAGTTTGTAATGCAAGCTCTTTCAACAGAAGACTATCCTCATTTTTTTGACTTTGTTGACGCTGATCCTTCGATATTCGCTTTTTTGTATTTGTTTATTATGGAATTTGATAGTCAAACAAATGAATTTGATATTGAAAAATCAAATAATAACATTGATAAGCTAAAAGCTGACTTGCAAAATTTTGATCTATCAAACTATTTGAGCAAAGATGAATATCCTGATTACTTAGAGAAAGAAACAATTGTAAATGTTGATTCTCTTATAGACACAATTAAAAATATAAACAAAAGTACTTGTGAGACTTTGCAACAAAAGATTTTTAATAAAAACAAAGAGATTAAATTAGAAATCATATCGTAAATTAAAGATTGTAAAACGAATACAAGTTTTTTAGATAATCATCAGGACATTCAGAGATATTACCATTTGACCAGAATATCCTAACTTTTTTAGAATGTCTTAATTGATGCAAGCCTTCTATTTCTTCTTCAGCATAAACGCTTACATTCGTTACTAAACCAATTAGACCAGTATGGTTAGGAAAAGCATGATTCATGCTGTGATAAGGAACAACTAGATCATATTTCTTCATATAATTTCTTTACCTTCGATAAGTCTAAATGTTCTTTTTTCATTAAACCGCATTACTTTACCATACTTGAGACGCATACTTTCAACACAACTTATGTAGTTATTAGGGCTTTGCGCATCATCTGTATGTTCGTTGAAAAACTGAATGAGTGTTTCCAATGATTGATATCCTCCGCCTAATCCCCAATAACATTCACCTGCAAACCACATACGCAATCGATTAGGCATCCATCTCTTTTCTTTACAACTTAAAACTTCAGCATTTAACAGCGAATTATTTGTTTGACTGCTAAACAACTCTTCTTTAGTAAACTCTGGCTGAAATGTATTTTCTTTTAAGTTGTCTTGCGAAGCTTTATCTAATAAAGTTATGGACCATTGTTCAGCTGTATCAAACATAGACATATTTTTACTTCTTGCTTTTAAGATGCTTATTTCTCTAAATGCTAGCTGTCTAAGCAGTGGAACCAAAACATTGTCTTTTTCAATAAACGGGGGAGCTAAGCTAAGAAGAATATGTGTAAGCTGCCTAGCATCAATTAGACCGTGATGCAATGCCGTAGATATTTGTGTGCTTCCGTTACGCATATTGCGAGTTGTACGATATGTGAGAATCTTTTCTTCTATTCGTTTCCAAAGACTTTTAACATAACTTTCAGTCTTTTCATATAGAGTCTTGTCAAGCTGATAAACTTCACCTAAACCGTCGAAAGACTTAACAAGCTCGTGATCAAACTTAACCTCCTTGATGTCTTTTCTATTTTTAGCCCAATACACCCATCTGCTTTTTGCTGTCATTTTAAGACAAGAAGGGTCGTAAGAGTCACTATCTATAACTTCTAAGCATACGTTTTCAATGTTTAGCGAATCTTTACCAAAGAGTGGCATATCATATAAGACTTTATCAATCTTGTTTCTCTGGCAGTAATCTTGTATATCTTTTTCTGGATGCGCAGATTTAAGAATATAAAGGTTAAAGTTTAACTTTTCTTTTAAGGAGTAAGCAAAATGATTTAATGCTTCTTTATGCATTGATATGTCTGTAGACTTATATAAGTTTCTAGCTTCAGAAGACCAATACCAGTTTGAAGGATAAACAAAAGAAGCTTGGTCGTAGTTATCACATGCTGTTTTAACAAGAAGACTATTAAGTCTAAAACTATGATCTAAAACAACTAAACATTTAGACATTCAATAGCCTTTCTTTTTATTTATTATACAATATTTTTATCAATAATACATTACTGAGTCTTTTCTATAACATACCTTTCATCATCTCTTTCACTAGACTCTTGGTAAGATAACCACTTTGTTCCTGCATAGTCTCTAAATTCGAGATGAGGTATAACCCAAAACAAGTTTCTGTCTTTAAGGTCTTTATAGAAAGGCCTCATAAAGACAACTTCAATATCAATGCCGTGATCTCTTTTTAGGAGAGCGGCTGCGGCCAAGTTAGCATCATATTTAGAGTCTCTTCTCTTTGCTTTTGTCTCAATATATTTGTCTTCGTCAGGCAAATAAAAATCTGGCGTATAAGATCTAATGTAACCGTTCATTTCAAACTGAAATGTTTTATGTTCGTAGATCCACTTTTTATTTGTCCAGTTGCAATATCTTGCAAAGTCTGCCTCTAAAGCACTCTTAAAAAAGAAGTTATCAGGTAAATCTCTTCTATAACCTGCTCTGGTTGTTCTAGGCATAGATATTTGACCTGATGATTGTGCATAGTTTCTACATGTTGTAGAACAATGCTTTGTTTCTCTTCCTACAGGACGCTCAAAGTCTTTCTTGCAGACAGGACAACTTTTTGTCACTCTTGTTAACTTGACACTGTCAACATAACACTCTTTTGTGCAAAACTGTTTATCGTCATTTTCCTTAACAATAAAGATGTTATTACACTTTATGCAGTTTCTTTTTTCAAGAGGAATCTTTTTACTTTCATTAATTCCTCTATTTCTGCATTTTATGTTGCAGTATTTACTTTTTTCTGCTCTTGCAGCTGATACTTTATATTCTTTACCACATGTTTGGCAATTCTTTAATACTGGCATAGTTCCTCCTTTTAGATAAATAGGGGAAACCACACCTTATATTGCCCAGTTTACACAACTTTTGGAAAATGACTTTCTAAATTAAAGCCATCCGCTTCAGCCTTGTCTAAGTGCAATAGTGGATTATAACCATCAGTTCGATCTAAGTTAAGACTGTCCCAAACTTCTTGGATGCCACTACGAAGACTATATTGAGGCTGCCAATTTGTTTGTTTACGAATCTTGTTTGATGAAAGCCTATGGTTACCAAGGTAATCAGTTTCGGGCTTCCACGTAAAAACCTCCTGCATGTCTAGACCACTAACTTCTTGCATGATATTAACAATATCGCGTGTTACGCAAGGAGTTTCTGCTGCAACATTAAAGTCATCTTGCCAAAGATCTTGAGAAATAACAGACATTACACCATCACAAAAGTCTTCAACATAAAGATAGTCTTTAACTTTAAGTGGATCAAGAAACATCTTAATGCTATTTCGACCATTAAGAGCTGAATATAAACCTTTTGCAATAAGAGAGTTCATATCACCAATGCCACCAAATGCAAATAGTGGTCTAACAATATTCCACTTTTCACACATACCACGAATAATATCTTCAGCAGCAACCTTTTGACAACCATAAAGTGTTGTTGGCTTTCTAGCAGAGTTTTCAACGATTTTATTTGTTTGATACCTAGCAGTATCATAAATAACTGTTGTTCCTGTATAACAAACTGCTACATCACATGCATTTGCTGCGCGAACGATATTATGTGTTCCTGCAACATTACTTAACGTAGAATCAGTAGAATTTAGTGCTACAACATCGGTTCCTACAACAGCAGCATTATGAATGACAACATCAATGTCTAGATCATAAAAAGCCCTAATCCATGCTTGCTCGCTGTTATTATATACACAAGGCTCGTCGGTTCTTGGACGCCTACTAACAAAGTTTTTATAGTTATTTAGGGAAACAAACTCGTGACCAAACTTTTCAATTGATTTAGGTAGGTTTCTACCAATAAAGCCACTTTCACCAGTAATAGCAATCTTCATTTAATATCCTTTTTGATTTATTATACAATACAAAAGTCTAATTTACAACACCAAATACTTGTCTTCCAGGCGACCAATGTGTTGTTCTTTTATCTGGTGTTTCTTCTTTAATAACTTGATTTCCTAGAGGATCAATCTTTTTACTATAAACATTAAAAAAGTCAGTTGCTTCACCTTCTTCATTGTCAAAGTTTGTGTATGTTTTCAATGAAGCACCTTGACTTTTATATGACTCTCTTATCACATGTAGTATAGCTAGTTCTAACCTCATTAAGTCTTTATCTGAAAGATTACTTATTGTTGCATGAGGGTTAATTTTAGATAACCACAAACTTTCAGCTTTAATATAGTTTCCAACACCACTTATGATATTTTGCTTCATTAAAACTTCACATATATTTTTACTATCTCTCTTTCTCATAATTTGAACAAAGTTATGTGGAGGATTACTTAACATATCAGGTCCAATTGACTTAAGCTTTTTAACTAGCTCTTCTCTTGTTTTAACATGAAAAGTGCCAAAGTTTCTAATATCATTAAAGTAAACGTGGTCATCTTCGACAAAGTTTATTTGTAGTCTAGAATGTTTCTTATTTACTC